TAAGGCGCTGTGAACGACAGGCCGTTGGGTAAGAACTGCGCCGCAACCATCCAGACCATCGCACCTATCAACCCCAACGACAGATGGCCAACGACGATCCCTATGGCGATCTGTTTCCAGAGCCCGGCGTACTTGTTGGACGAGGTAGCGGTGGTGCGGTAGGGCGTTTCGCGTTCGGCGCGGATGTTGTCGAAGTCATCTCTCATGGCGGTACTCGATGCTGTTTGGCTAAACGGCAGGCACAAAAAAAGGGTTCAGCTTTCGCTGAACCCTTTTTTGAATATGGTGGCTACGCAGGGACTTGAACCCCGGACCCCAGCATTATGAATCGCTTGTGTAGAGCCATAGCAACCCTGAAAGTCCCATAGAGTCAGCTTACAGGCAACCTGTTCTGCGCATTACGCCTGTGTATTCCAAGAAACAGCCCTTCCGTAGTCACGTTCAAAACGATTACCCTCAGCCTTCCTCTTCAGGCTGCTTTGCCTGCGGTGTTTTGCTGGCAAAGCCTTTCTCGATTTGCCGATCTTTTTCTAATAATTCGTTAGTTCGTTGTCTTTCAAGAACATCCGCCAACTTAGAAACGCCGGGTACTTTTGATAACTTATCTAGCGCCTCACCAAGTTTGGCGCCTTTTTCTATGGCATCCATCACTGGATGATCCGCGCTATTATAATCGGAGATCAGTTTCCCAGGATTTTCTGAACTTGTATCAAGCAGATTATAAAGCAATTTCGTTCTTAGCGCCTGCGATAGTTCCCCATCCGTTTCATCTATCTGTCGCGACAAACCCTCAAATGTTTTACTGAGAACCTCTTTATGCGTGTACTCTTCGACAAGCCGCTTAGATAGTTTAATCTTCTTACTGGTCGAATAGGCCAGCCACAGCAAGGGAACATACAAAGGAAATATACTCAGAGTTAGCCGTGGAAGCTCCAACAGCGTTTCCTGCAATGACTTCCCCTGATATAGAAGTACCATACCCACGACAAACGGTATTATCGAGCACAAAACCAGATACAATATTGAAACTCTAAAATCAGAATTAAATTTCTTGCCCTCTGCTATTTCCGCTTCTCTTTTCTCAGAATAGGCTGAGCTCAATCCCGCGGTCATGGCTGCCGGCAATAAGGAATTTATCTGAACCAATGCATTGTCGTACGCTTCCTGCCAGCCTTTCAAATTGCCACTGAACTCATCATCATTTTCTTCTAACTTGTCTTTTAACTGCTGCTTTACTTCAGATTGAAATACTAATGCGCTTTTCTTAACCGCTTCAATTTCCGCTTTGGTTTTTTCAAAGGCAGCATTCAGCTCCTGCACCATTCCGGGAACTCTTACTGTTTCCCCTGTGTCCTCATCAACCTCCTCCGTTCCAAATACCTCATAATACAAAGTATCTAAATCATTTTTTCTTTTTGTAATATTGTTATATATTGCAGAAATCTTGTTTGCGCTATCCTCACTTAAAGTTGATAGCTCTGTTAGGCTTGAAATCTTTTCGGAAAGCTCCTCTTGATTCTCGAAAAGCGCCTCAATCTCCCCGCTCTTTTCCGTGATCTCATCAATACTTTCTTTCAAAGAGTCAATCTGTTCTAGACGGGCCTTTATCGCTGCAACCTGCCGGTCACATTCGCTCCGCACCGCCTCGATGGTACTCGCGGCTTTCTGCGCATCCGCGACATAGCGATCTGTTAACTCTTTATTTTTTTCCGACTTATTCTTAAATTCACTAGTCTTTCTAGATGCCTGCTTGGCTTCTTTCTCAGCTTCGGGCGTCTTCTTATCTACATACTCGCGCAGCGCATTGATCTCAAAAACTAAATTACTATCAACCCTTTCCTTCAGCTTAGTAATTTCTTCCCACAGCTTCTTTCGCTCATCTTCAAGATATTCTAATTCATTCATTTTATTATTCTCGCGACAGATCTTTTAAAAAAGCCAAGGCGATTTGCGCTTGATAAATTTATTGAAGTGCGCAGACAACTTCGACCGGGTATTCCTTACCATGTTCTTTCCCGTAACCCATCGATGCACTCTTTCACATCATCATCAATAACGTTTCCAGGTTTAATGCATTCCCTCATGGTGCGTCTAACCCCGCGATTGGCTTCGCGTTCTCGTTTGTCTTGGGCTTTGAGACTGGCTCGGGCGGCTTCGCCCATGGGCCCTTTGGAACCGGCGAAGAACTCATTCACTAGTTGCTGCATGCCTTTGCCGTAGGCTTCGGCAGCGGGCCGCATTGCGTCACCGACTTGGGTGGCGATGGGTTTGGATTCTTCAGCGAGGCCAGGGCTTGAGGCTAGGGCCAGTGCCAGCAAAATCCGTTTCATTGGTCTTCTCCATTCCTTCGGGCGTACCAGCGCCTAGCTACTTCTTGGGTGATCGCTATCCCGCGTTTGGATTGGCCAAGTTTCGGTTGGCCTCGTCGTAGTCGGGACTCGTCTGGCCATTCTCGGGTAGCACATCGCCAGTAAGCAACCACCACCTATAGCTAGGGTAGAGCTTGCTCAATATCTCGATCTCGTCAGCGCCTACACGCGCTCTGCCTCTCTTGATGTTCACCCAGCGCGGATAGTCGGTGTCCCCAGCTTTTGAAAGCTCGACCAAGCTCGCTGAATTGATCAATCGAAGCGCTCTATCAGAAAGCTTGTCACTCATTGTTAATACTCATGGCATGCCATATGTACAAAATAGAATTCTGCCTCTACTATTTGTACATATGGCAAATTCATATGGTTTGCCGTCTTGGTGAAGCATAAGGTACAGCTATGGAACAGTCTGGTGTAGTGGGGTTAACCATCGAAGGCCAAGCCGAACGGATCGTCAGCTTCCGGGAAGCCCCGTTCTGCACGCAGCTAGTGCTGGCCGAAATGATGGGTGTCGAGCAGATCACTGAAGACGTGGTGCGGGGCTGGGTGGAAACCAACACGCTCCCAACCGTGAAGATCGGCCGGCGCCGCGTCATCAACCTGCATCGCATCCGCCGCGACATCGAGCGGGGCAAGTCGGTGTTCTGCCAGGGGGATTACGCCGATGAATAGCCAGCTGAATGGCGACGTAACCCGCGCACTGCGGCGCCTGCTCAAGGTCGTTCGGTTGCATCACCCTGACCATCTACAGCATGGCCTCAACGTGGGGCGTTGCTGGGGCTTTATTTCTGCACTTCGCGACGCGGGTCTGATCTCGTTGGAAGAGTCGTTCCGGCTCGATCGTTTGGTCATGTCTGCCGTTGAGCACAGCGGTCGTCCCTTTCCGGACGAAGCCAATCTTGGTCCGGTCATGCCTGATCGGGTCTGGCTTGAGCGTAAGGGGTATCTCCAGCCTGCGGTAAAGCCCTCGGCGCAGGTGCCTGCTGATGAGCATTCCGGCGAAGTATCTGCGCCTGTCGCACGCCCCGAACTGCGACTGTTCTGTCTGCTGGTCAAGGGCCGCGACGGCACAACCCGCTCTCTCCCGGTCCACACCATGCGACCAATGCCGCCCCGCGTCGGTCCAGTTGGTCGATGGTCGCTGGCAGGTGACCCCGCGTTCATTCTGCGCGAAACACGAGCCGAACGCCCGGCCCCCGAAGTACTGGAGCGTTGTGCTCGACACTGGCCGGCCCACGCCCTACGTCCCGATCCACGAACCGTTCGAGCTGGTGGGGTGATCGTATGAAATGTCCATGTGTTCAGCCGGCGACTGTTCTCTGCGTAGCCGAATACCGTGTCGGTCAGTTGATTTTCCACAAGGGGAAGACTTACGACGTCAAGCGCCGGGTGGGTGACGTGTTTGAGATATACAACGACGCAGCCGGCAGCTTCGCGTCACTTCACGTCGATAGCCTGGCCCTTATCTTTCAGGTAGTCAGCTATAGCACTGCCGTCCATACCGATGTGGGCAAGCTACTTGAGGCTTTGCGCTTGTGCGTTGCATCCCTGGACCAGCTGTTGCCGTATTTGGCGAAAGTGCCGACTGACATTGGTCTGCTTAATGGAGCACTGATTGCAGGGCGTGCCGCCTTGGCCAATCAAGGGGGTGTCGAATGATTCGCGCCTCTGTCGGCTCTCCTGGCCATGGCATGACGCTTTTCGCTCTGCCCGCAAGCCCCGCACGTGGCCCCGTCCAGTCAAGGGCGGCAAGTCAGTTTTTCGCAACGCTCCATCGCGAAAAAGTTACTGGCCGGGCGAAGCCTTCACCCTTGACCTTGCACGACCCGAAACAGCCTCTGCTCTGGAGTGTGGGGAAAGCTTTTCTCCCCGCGCTCCTGAGCCCTCGGCGGCAAGAGTGGGATGACAAGGGCAAAGCCCTTGGTGTTAACCAACTAGAGAGCACGCACAACGCGACCTTTTAACCGGTAGGCCAAGTAACAGATCACCTCGGCGAACTTGCGAGTTCACCGGTTCGGGATCGCTCGGCCTGCAGAAAGCAAAGCCGCGCAATAAAGCGCAACCAGAAAGAGGAAACACAAATGGCACGTTCGATCATGGAAGTTGCATTTCTCAGCGCCGAGAAAGTCGAGTTCGACAACGTAAAGCTGGTGAAGCTGTTTGTCGGTGACGAGCCGGACGGCAAACGCGACCTGGGCATTTCCATCCTGTCGATGAATGTCTCCGAAGAGGCCCTGGACGAAGTGTGGGCCGCCTGCGAAGGCCTCGATGTGCTGGAGCCGATCCGCGTCACCACTGAAATCGAGCGCGGCTCCAAGAACACCGGCAAGTTCATCGTCCTGCACGTCGAGCCGGTAAAGGCCGCTGCCGTCCAAGCCCCCAAGCCGAGCCCCGCCCAGCAACCCGCTAAGCCTTCCGGCACTCAGCCGGAGCCGGCCAAAGCCAACTAAGGGGAGGGGGCGGCCATGTTGATTAGTGACCGAGTGATCTGCGACTGCTGCGGCAACGACATGGGCAAGCTCATGGCGTTGCCTGCCCCGCAAAGCGATCTGCTGCCGGACCTCAACCTGCCGCCCCATTTCGCCGTCTGCCCCGACTGCGAACCGCTCGAACAAGCCGCCGACCTCCTCGAGGCCGGTGCATGAATTTCCTCGCCTGTGACGGTGACTGGCTGCAAGGCGCTGATGGTTCGCCCATCTGCTCCGGGCAACTGGTCGCCCTCACGGTCGAGGAAATGCAGGGCCTCTACGGCGCTGCACTCACCTGGGAACAGGTCACCGAGCTACAGGGCGAAGCGATTGTGTTGTTCGCCACCGTGTTCGGTTTTCTGGTCCTGAAAAAAGTCCTGTAACTGCGAGGTTTATATGAAGCATTTCATTAAGAAGGTTGGCATCGGCGCTGCCGTTGTTATGTCGGCTGCTGCCGGGTCCGCTTATGCCGCTGTGGGCGCCGAAGCTACCGCGGCGTTGACGGAGGCTGGCACCGATGTCGGCACCGTCGGCACCGCCGTGTTGGGGGTCATCATCGCCGCCATGGCGTTCAAGTACATCCGTCGCGCCCTGTAACCAGGAACCGCGCACTGCATGTGCCGAAGCAAACAAACCCCGCTCCGGCGGGGTTTTCTCTTCCAGGGAAAACGCCAATGAGCTACGAACTGTACGTCCTGATCCTTTCCACCCTGGCGTTTTACCTCGTGTTTTTTGGGCGGGTGTAGGGATGAAAGGGGTTCTTCGAATTGCCTTGTTGATTGCTTGTGCTTGGGGACATGCGGCCTGGGCTGAGGATTATTATTGGAGTCCCTCCGGTGGTTCTGAAGCCAACAAACGCTTTTCTTCTCCGGCTTCTGCTTGTGATGCATTTGCGTTAGCTATCAAGAATCACAATGGTTCTAGTGTTTATGTAAAGGGTCAGGTGGTTGGTACTGGTGAGACAAGTCGGACTTGTCGCGGTGTTGAATCTACTGGTACATGGCTTCAAATTGGTTATGTTTATCGTCGGGGGGACGGTTGTACGGCGCCTGCCGAATACAACTCCATAACTGGCGAATGCGTAGCGCCCGAAGAAGACAAATGCGCGTCAACTGAAGGTCAAATAATTAGTCATGAATACAATGGCGGTCCGGTTGACCGGCCGGGGCCGCCTGATGCGCCGCCATCTGCTATTTGTGAGGGTCAATGCCAATACACACGCACTAATGTTGTTAAGGGTTGTTCTCGTTTTCTTGATGGCGACAATCTCACTGACGTGTTTTGTACTGTTGAATATAAAGGCAATGGTAGTTCTTGCACTTCTGGCAATCCGTCTCCGGGCAATCCATTCGATCAGCCGCCAAGCAAACCGCCAACCAAAGCTGACCCGACATTTGCTAAAGACAGCAAGTGCGGTGATTGGGAAACGCAGGCTGACGGCACTCAAACGCGTTCATGTAATTCAACTGAGGAAAGCAAGCAGCCTGGAAAGGTTGATTGCAGCGGTGATAGTTGCAAAGCCGGCGTCCCGCCACCGGATTACAGCAAAACCGATGTAAAGCAGGACATTGAAAAGAAACCCAATCCTGACGGCTCGACTACCACTAAAACCGATACCACAACTGACAAGACCAGTTGCAAGGGCGTGAAGCCCTGCACCTCTACCAGCAAAACCGAAACCACTACCAGCGAGGAGGATGCTGAAGGTAAGCCGGGCGACTCAAGCTACGAATGCACCGGGACCGGTTGCAATAAAGAGGGTGGATCGGAAGAGGAAGGCGAAGAAGGGCCGGAACGTGAAGCCTCGGTTGGGACCTGTGATGCAGGCTTTTCATGCAGTGGCGACGCCATCGACTGCGAAATCCTGCGTCAGCAAAAGGAACAGCTCTGCCTTGCGCAAGAGATGACCGATTTCGAGAAGCACAAGCCTGGAATCGAGGCAGCAGTCACCGGCGACAAGTTTGAGCTGGATGAGGGAAACGGCGTTATCGATATCCCTTCGTTCGTAAACAAAGGCACGCGTTTCCTGCCTTCCACTTGCCCAGCCGCGGAGAGTTTTAGTCTGTCCGTGGCTGGTGGGCGCTCTTTTGAAATCAGCTATGAGCCGCTATGCCGCGCCGCCAGTGATCTGAGTGGTTTGTTCGTGGCGGTGGCCACCGTTCTCGCCGCGCTCTATGTAGGCCGCTCCGTAGGAGGCCAGTAAATGCAGTTCCTGTTCATTGTTCAGATGCTCGTCATCGTCCTTGGTCCGCTGGTGAAAATGGTGTTGAAGATGATCGGCTTCGGCTTCGTCACCTATATGGGCTTCAACCTGATCATCGGCGAAGCTCAGGAGTACTTGTTTGCCTATATGGGCAATGTGGGCCCGGTAATTCAAGGGATTCTTGGGCAAGCGAAGTTCGATGTGGTGGTGAATCTGTATTTCGCGGCGATCTCCACGCGTTTCATCCTGGCCGGGATCGACAAGGCCACCGACCGTCGTCGTGCTCAGGTCTGGCATAAGCCGGGCGGCACCTCCATTGAAGCCTAAGGAGGCGCCATGCTCGTTATCCGCACCGGCAAACCCGGCCACGGCAAGACCCTGAACACCATCCGCGAAGTGGACCAGAAAGCCCATGGCGAAGGTCGGGTGGTCTACTACCACAACATCAACGGCCTCAAGCCCGAACTACTGCAAGCGCAGTGGTTCGAGTTCGAAGACCCAGAAAAGTGGTTCGAGCTGCCGGCCGACTCGATCATTGTCGTCGACGAGGCCCAAGGCTGGTTTGGCGCGAGAGACCCGCGCGCCCGTCCACCTGAGCACATCACCCGCTTCGAGACCATGCGCCACCAAGGTCACGAAGTGCATCTGGTCACGCAAGACCCGCGCTATCTGGATGTTCACTTGCGCCGCCTGTGCAACAGCCATATTCACTACTGGCGAGTCTTCAAGTCGGCCCAGCTGCTGCGCTTCGAGTCCGAAGTGGTGGTGGAGAAGGTCGAAGTCAAAACCAGCTTCAAGGATGCCGACAAGAAGTCGCTGCGCCTGGATAAGCGCTACTTCGGCGCTTACACCAGCACCAACGCCAAGCACCACTTCCAGACCAAGGTGCCGACCAAGTTCATTTTGGCGGTGTGCGTGATCATCGGTGCCGCAGTTCTCTTTTATCGTGTTTATGAGCGCTACAACGGCGGAAAGGCCGCGCCCGTCGCCGATGGTGGCGCGCCTGGAAGCATGGTCGATCAGGTGCGGGATACCGTAGGCGCGTTTATCCGCCCCGCGGGGGATGGTCAGGCTAGCGCTCCCGAAACGATCGCCAGTTATATCGGGCGCCGGGTCCCTCGGGTGCCGCAGATACCGGCCTCAGCGCCTATCTACGATGAGCTGACGCGGCCTGTCTCATTCCCTCGGCTCTACTGCATGTCCAGCACTGATCCCGACACCTATGCACGAGAGTTCGGGCGTATGGCGCATGCCGTGGTGAATGGCGTCCCTACCGTGTGCCAGTGCTACACGCAGCAGAGCACCCGCATCGAAACCGACTTCGCCTTCTGCAATCGGGTGGTTGAGTACGGCTTTTTTGATCCGACCATTCCCGACCGCTCCGGCAGCTCTCAGCGTCCAGAAGCTCAAAGCCCCCAACGACCCTCTCAGCCTGCCGCACAGCCCGTGGTCGCTCAGCCATCGGGCGGCGGCAGTTTGACCGTCGTTCCGTACCAGAAGGGGCAATTCCTGTGGTGATGACCGTCAGCGCGTCACTGCACGCACGGCGAGGCACGAGCCGGCGTGCTCGCGCGCTGACGTCCCTGTAGCACGTCAGATAAACCCTAGTAAGAAACCAGAGTAATCCAGAGTAAAGGGGAAAGCGGAATGGCGAATAAGGATTTCAAAAGAATCGACATCCTGACTGGCTTGGAAGATTGTCGCAGCCGACTGTTTGTTGATTCGGGCACCGCTCGGATAGTCGATCTATCGGGTGTTCGGCTGCTCCGTTGTGGTGTCGATACGGTCCGTCAGCTCTATCGCGGGTTGATCCGCCCGGAAATCATGGCGCTCTTCGAGAAGCCGGGCGCGATGGTCGAATTCGCCGGCGAGTTTTGGCATGCGGGGCGTGTTGGCCGTGACTCGGGTTACCAATACAAGCTCCAGAACGCTGACCTCGGCTTCATCCTGCTGATCAAAAACTTCAACGCCAAGCTAGAGCAAATCGGGCCGCACCTGAAAATCGAGGTATCACCTCATGCCATCGACGCGCTGTCGCCAGAGCGCCTGCAAGAACGGATGGACTATTACGCCGCAGCGGTTATGACTCATCGGGAACGCAACCAGTGCGCCGTTCACCTCGCATTGGATATTCAGGGCTGGGAGCCGCCGACTGACCTGACCGCCCGTATGCACTGCCGCGCACGCGCTGTGCGTGATATTTCTGGGATCAAAGAAATTCAGTGGACGATGGAGTCAGCCACCTACGGCAAGGGCCAATCCTTTCTATTTGGCTCAGCTAATGGGGTTCAGCTCGGCATCTACAACAAGACACTCCAGGCTCGCGCTCATGACAAGCTCGATTTCTGGGAAAGCGTCTGGCGTCGCCGGGATTCATTCGATGCGACCGATCCAGATAACTACGATCCCGATTCTGATGTGTGGCGTATCGAGCTGCGCTATCACCATTCGGTCATTCAACAGTTCGCTAGCGGCTCGATCAGCGCAAAGACTGGCGAAGCCATCGAGACGGATTCGTTCGCAGCCTTCGCGCCCCATCTAGACGGCCTGTGGCGCTACGGCCTACGCCAGTTCAAGTTGCTGCATCGTCCTGGGCAATACGAACCGATTTGGACGCTCATTCGGGATGATGTTCGCGTCGATTTGCCCATCGACTCCCTGGTCGATGAAACCGAATACAAGCGGTACTACAAGACCAGCCGCGGCTTCAGTGGCAAGAACGTTGAGCTGTTCCTGGGAAACTTCGTAAGCCTGCTGGCACGGGAGCGAGTGGGCGCTAAACAAGCCTTCGACCGGCTGCGCGAATGGGAGTGCTGGCCGGTGATTCGCGACCATTACGCCTCGAAGGATATGAGTGAGCGCGATCTGTACAAGCACATCAAAAACCTGCTGCAAGAGCGTCATGTTCGGTGGGGGCGTGCTGTATGACGGCAAGGAAGGATGGGAAAACCTGGACTGCTGACTTCTATGAGAATGGAAGGGCGGGGCGGAGGATCCGAAAGAAAGGCTTTCTGACCAAAGCGGCTGCGCAACGCTATGAAACCGAGTTCTTCAACAGTCTGAAAGAAACCGGGCGCCCGTTGGATGATCGGCTATCGGATCTGATCAAGCTCTGGCACCAGTTGCACGGTTGTACGCTCAAGGACGAGAAGACCCGCTTGGCTAGAACCTTGGCGATCTCAGAACGGCTGGGCGATCCTCTCGCCACTGAATTCGACGCGTTGGCTTGGGCGCGCTATCGCCAGCAGCGTTTGAAGGTCGCTTCGCCGCATACGGTTAACCATGAACAGCGCTACCTGTCGGCGGTGTTTTCGGAGCTGCTACGACTTGGCGCGTGGGTAGGTAAAAATCCACTCGGCAGCATCCGTCAGATCAAGACGGACCAAGTAGAGCTGACATTTCTTTCCTTGCCGCAGATCCGCCAGCTACTCGAAGAGTGCAAGCGATCAACCAACAACCACACGTACCCCGTTGCGCTGCTTTGCTTGGCCACTGGTGCTCGTTGGGATGAGGCCGAAACGCTCGCTCGATCCGCGATCTACGGTGGTAAGGCGCACTTTCACCGGACCAAGAACCGTCAGTCCAGATCGGTGCCGATACCGAAGGACGTTGAAGAGCTGGCATTGAAGCTGGGCATGCCGGGAAACGGTCGGCTGTTCATGTCTTGCCGCTCCGCATTTCGAAGCGCCTACAAACGATGCGGGTTCAATACGCCAGGGCAGATGACCCACATCCTGCGGCACACCTTCGCCAGTCATTACATGATGGCCGGTGGCGACATTCTCAGCCTGCAGCGAATCCTGGGGCACTCGTCGATCACTATGACGATGCGTTACGCGCATCTGTCGCCGGATCACCTCGAGTCAGCGCTACGGCTCTCTCCGTTGGCTCAAGCAGAGCATGCGGTCGCCGCGTGTTGA